AGTAAAAAAAAAAGAAACCAAAAAAATTGAAAAGAAAAAAAAAAAAAAAAAAGAATGCGCCATCATTGAACGTGTGCGATTACAATAAGATAAAATATCTATACGAAGAAGTAGGGGAATCGTGGAAAGTAATAGCGTGTCAATATAAAGGGATTTCATATACATCAGTAAAACGACTATATGATACGGAGAAGGAGAAAGAGTTTAACAACGAGCATAAGAAAGCTCATGAAGAAAAGCGTGTTCCGTGCGTGAGTGGATATTATAAAAATATAAAAAAAATCAAAAATTTCCATTATATAAAATACGGAATGAAAAATGAAAAACATATAGAAAAGTTCTTGTCGAGACCAATGATTAAATAATAGATAGTAAAAATAGAAATAATAAAAATCTGATATATATTTATTATTTTTTATTATGCAAATAAAAAAAGACCGAACCTAATCGAAATGATAATGTAAAAGGAAGGAAATAATGGTATGAAGTATGAAATAAATGAGACAAATAAGTAGAATAAAATATAGGAATGCTAATAAAATCAAGCTAATAAAACGGCGTTTACAAATAAATTCAGTCATAAATAAAATAAAGTGCTATACAAAATCAAGAAGCATTATATTTATATATGTATAAAAAACAATTTTAATTATAAGGATTAATGCTAAGAGACGTTAAAATTTCAGCCAAGAAAGAAATACGAATTGGGTCAAAACCAGCACCATATACAGGAACACCATAAACTTGTATATAGTAGTTATAAACGGGAGCAAGTTGGAAGTTGCGAACAATACCGAATTGACCGGAAGTAGTAGCATTTTGTATAATTTCGCTATTAGATTGCGAGATAAGGTCATTAACTTTCTGTTGTAGAAGATTTTTCTCAATTTGAAGTGTAATATTACCAGTATGTAGAGAGACTGAATGGAATGCGGTAATGAGTGTTTCTTTTGATAAAGTAAGAAGTAATCCAAGTGCGTCGTCGGTAATAGATGAAATAAGTGTGGAAATCTGGTCGTAAAGTTCAATATAAAGAGTATTATCAATAGAAATGAGTTCGTAGTTGCGGGAAGCAGCGTGGACTCCATAATCGTCGTGTATTTTCTGTAAAAGAGTTAAATAATTGTCTTTGATATTAACCAAATCCGGATTATCTTGTATTTGTGTAATAATTTCTTGGGTATTTCTATAGATATTTAAAAATGTGGAGTTGGAACTGAGAGATGCGTTGGATTGAAATAATGAAACACAATTACTTTCGATGCCACTATCTGATATTTGACCGGTAAATAAAGAGACAGATACCATTATACATGATAATCATATTAAAGTTCAATGATACAACTGAATAATGGAATAAAACAACTCAATCAAATTGTGAAATATGTGAAATTGCTGACTGGGCCGTTTCAAGTGAACCTTCAATCCATTGTTGGTTATGTTGTGAATAATGTTCGCCACAAATCGCCAAGGGAATGTCTTTGAAATGATTAGAAATACAGTGAGAAGCATTTACACTGTGTGAGCCAATGCCCCAAAAAGCAACACCACAATCCCAGTAAAAGACATTCATATCAATAAACAATGGAATGTCAATATCTAAACACTTTTTAATAAGCTTTGAAATATGGTTATGTACCCCATTATTGCCTTTTCTATCATATATATTTTTCCAATTGCGTGCGAAATGGCTATCCGAATATGAAATCATAATAACCCCGTCATCTTCATTAATCGGAATAATCATACGCAAATCATTGTTGGTAGTGATTCTACCTTTAATACCATGAAACCAAACCCGATTTACATTATTGCCCTCAGAATCGCGATCCAGTTGTTTCGGGTATTTTGCATAAATCCGACAAAGAGGAGAACATTGGATAGTGGAAAGATGTTTATATATGGGCTGGAAAAGTTTGATTTTATTTAAAACAAATTTTGGAAGAGCACAAATACATTTATTTGCTTGGAAAACAGTATGGTTATCTTTATGTAAAGACATAATCTTAAATAACGAAGACGATGACGAAGAATTAATATAAATATCGTCGACACAGTGATTGTATTTAAAGACAACGTTTTTATTTTTTGTAATATCCAATAACATATGTGAAATAATAGTAGACAGTCCGTTTTTCAATGCATAATATTTGTTAAATGGGTTAAGATGATGTTTAAAAACCTGTATTGCGTCAAACGCATTATAATAAACGAGTTTTGCATAATATCCAAATGAATCCTTAATGTATTCAACTTGATTAGGTGTCAAAAAATATTGTGAAAGTTCAATAAAGTTAATAGAACGAAGGTAGTTAGAATCATAATCCGAACTTTTAACAATGACTTGTAAAACGAGTTCAGTAGCTGGCAGAGTATTGGGTCCGAGAAACCGATCGAGTCCTTGTTTAATAATGGGTATAAATGTATCATAATTAATAAATGAATTTGAAATAGAATGTGTAACCAGTTGTTGGGAACCTATAACATGATTGTCGAAGAATGATTTCATATGATTCAATCCCTCAAGGTTGTCTTGAAAATCAAACAATGATGTGTGTATGCTATCAGTGTTATCGCTAGGTGCGTAGCCATATGTATTGTGAATATGTATAATATTTTTTGAAAGGTCAAGTTTTTGTATTAAATCAAAAATATAGTTTTGTCCGCTATAAAAACGTCCCGCTCCCGCTTCTACGTTCATATGTTTGTTTTTAAACGTATAAACTCGCCCACCAGCAGTGTTATTTTTCTCAACCACTAAAATATTTGCATCCGGAAATTGTTTTGAAAGTATATATGTAGTATATATGCCACTAATTCCAGCACCTAGAACAGCATAATCAAAAATAGTATTGTGTTGTATAACAACCATATTTAAAATAAATAGTTAAAAAATACTTAATTGATGTTATTAATATATAATAACATAATAATCAAGATGAAACAGAGTATGAAAACATACAAACGTGATTATGGACCATAGGAATATGATGGGAATAGAATTCGTGAAGAATCGTGTATTTATTTTGTTTCATAAATAAAAATAAACTTTGTAATTGTTCGAGAGTATAATATTGGAACCTGGTTGAATAATGATTTTGAATAACATAATAGCAATGGTCGGATTGTGTATGTTTTTTATAAGTAGAAACAGGCGGCATATACAAGTGTTTAATTAGGCCTCCGAGTGGCCCAGAAATTGGAGCATTTATACAAAGAACATTATAATATTTACGAGAATAAGTGTCAAAAAAAGGTACATATGTTAAATATCCAATCGTATTGGTATTGTCGTTAGACGAATGCATGAGTATGACGATATATATATATATAATAAAGACAATATAAAGAGAATTCGTAATATAGTGTGTAGGGGGAAAGCAAATGAGCTTGACCCGTGCCAAAAAAACAGAGCAGCGATTCCCGAGCGGTCAAAGGGGACAGACTTAAGATCTGTTGCATTAGCTTCGTGGGTTCGAATCCCACTCGTTGTAGTAGTATATGGTAAATGAAAAAATAGTGTCTGTGGCGCATAATCCCAAGGACAGAGGATTGAACCATTGCGATACTAAAGTATATGATATGATATGAAATGTTGGTCTCATAGTGTAATGGTTATCACCCGGGGTTTTGATTCCCGTAACCTGGGTTCAATTCCCAGTGAGACCTAATCTGCATTCATAGCTCAGTTGGTTAGAGCGTCGGTCTTATGAGCCGAAGGTCCAGGGTTCAAGTCCCTGTGATTGCATCAACAATATGGTGTATGTAGTATATGATAAACGAATTTAGTAAGAGTATATAAAAAAAGTGGTCTTTATAGCTCAGCTGGTTAGAGCGTGCGACTGTTAATCGCGAGGTCAGAGGTTCGATCCCTCTTAAAGACGTCAATATAACCATCTTTTGGTTGTTATATTGAATAGAATATAAATTATATAAAATGATACTTTAATATATAGTATAAACGACCATATATATAATATAAATGTCAAAAAAAGATCAAATGAAATTATTGGGTCAAGGATCGTATGGATGTGTATATAAGCCGGGAATCATGTGTGATGGAAAAAAAACGACACAAAAATATATTACAAAAGTCCAAGAAGAAGAACAATCGACGTATAACGAAATAAACATAGGAAAAAAAGTAATGAAAATACCTAATTATGGTAGATATTTTTCGCCCATCATAGAAACGTGTCCGCTGAATGTATCGCACATAGATGACAATGAATTGAGTAAATGTTTGATTTACGATAAACGTACGAAATTCACGACAAACAAGATGAAATATGTGGGTGAAAATACGTTATATAGTGGACTCAAAAAGTTGGCAAATACATATCCCAAATTATTTATACGACTAATTATCAATAGCAGTATGGATCTATATAAACAATTCCAATTGTTGAATGATAATAAAATAATCCATATGGATGTAAAACAAGACAATATTGTATTGAAAGATACAACAAACAAACCAATAATAATTGATTTTGGATTATCATTTGACGTGAGTGAATTCAAAGCGCCTGATGTGTTTTTTGTATATGGATATGATTATTCACCGTGGTGTATTGATATAACCATGATATCATATATGGTAAATAAAAAAGGCTCAACGATGACCAATTGGGAAGATACAATATTAATGCATGAAGATGTAAACAGAGTAACGAGTGATTTCGAAAACGAAAATCCGTTAATGCGTCCGTTTGAACGAAACCCCAACATTGTGAAGAATTACAAAGATAAATGTATTGAATATTTTAAACCATATATAGGTAAGAAATGCGAAGATTTATATAAAGAACTGATGAAAAATGTGAATACATGGGATATATATGCAGTAAGTGCCATGTATTATCGTATAATACATCATTATAATTTGGATGTAGAAATGGCCGATTTTATAGGTATATTGGAAGAGCAAATTTATTCGCATCCATCCGAACGAAAAGACGGAAATACGGTGCGATCAGAAATAAAAGAATTATATAATTTAATGTCACTTAAGGATAGCAAAAAGAAAGTGTCAAAGAAGTTGAAAACACTGAACCAAAAAGAAAAGAATATAGTAAAAAAGAAAGTTCAACAAGAATATGTGAAAGAAAAACAAGATTCCAAAAAGCATTATGAAAAATATTTGGAAAAGGTATCAAACTCTATCTAAGTGATACATCCACAAGTTCAGACATCCACAAGTTCAGACATCCACAAGTTCAGACATCCACAAGTTCAGACATCCACGCATTCAATCGTCAAATAATGTCGTTTGCGTATCTTATGTAAGAAATTTTGAAGTACATAGGATGAATTACAAATATCAAAAAGTGTGTTTACATTATTCCCACTCATGAAAGAATAATTCTTCTCAAAGTTATTTATTTCGTGAATATCTTTAAAAAAATGGGATTTGCAAAAATTCCAAAAAACAAATCTATTGAAAAATTGTTTAAAATGCTTAACGCATTCAATACACTGACGCATAAATACATTTTTATTCCCGTGTATAAAAATAAGGTCAAATGTATTAATATCGTAAGACGATGACGATGTTTGTTGAAATGCTTGTATCAGAGTAGAAATGGAAGAAGTGAGCTCACAAGATGTATACCAGGACATATTTTGTATGTTTTGTCTCAAATAAATAACACAGTCAACAAACGTATTACAATGTGAAAAATTCAACCAATGTGGAGTATTTGAAGAAACCATGATACGTTTATGGGCTGTTGAAAAGTGCATTGAAAATAATGCCATTCCTACCATATCATAAAGGGTATTATCGTCGTCATTGAAATTCAACGAAGATACATCAAGAAAAAGAACAAAGTCGCGTTTTTTCATAAATTTAGAACACTTGTGTATATTGAAATTCCAAACAGAGTTGACATATTCCAATAGACGTCCATAGTTATGTTCGTATTTTGTATCATATGACAAAATATTATTATTATCAAGTAATTTATACACGTGTTTAAAAAGCTTGCCTGGCTCAAACGCAGACGAAAGCAGAGTGTTATTAGTACGCAAGAATTGAAATCCCAAAGAAGGAGATTGAATAATACGGTGTTTATATGTTAACATATTAGATAAAGGTAGAGATAGAAAGCAAGATTTATCTTGAAAAACATTCAAACACATATTTGTTTCTGTTTTACAAACACATAAAGATGAGACAAATCGTCGGAAAGAATTTTTATATTTGTTTTGTTTGCGCTTGTATGAAATAATATTTTTACTTGTATACTTAGCATAATAATAGGTTAATTTATTATAAAGCCACTGATATTTAGAATGTTCACGTGGAGTCCATTTTGCCATAAAATAGTCTTCGTGATCACATAAGAGCTTGATATATAATTTACAGCATTCTTCAATGAATGGATGGCGTTTATTATGAGTGATTTCTGAAACATACATACACATATGTTTAAAATCACGGAAAGATCCAATATGAATACTGTTTTGAATAGCATTTTTCCAAATGGAATGAATGAGTTGGGTAGCAAATGATGAATTGAATGTATAGAGTGAAAATATCATAGCATAAAATTGTAGTTTTTGTCCTTTACCGTGATGTTTATTGCGAATGAAAACAGTAAGAAGAATATAGCGTTGTAAAAGAAGGTTATAATCATCTTGACTATAATGTTGATTATTTGATGACAATATAGAAAAGAAATGTTCTAGTTGTTTTTGAAATGATGCCAAATTGCTATGTCGTATGGAATTAAATTCAAACATAAACATTTGATTATATAAAAAATCTAAAATATGACGATGCTGAGATACGTTTTTTTTGGAAATTGCGCGTGGGTCCATTAACAATATAAATGAATTGTATATACACTGCTAAACATTACCAATAAATGTTTATATCCATATAACTATCAATATACCAACCCGATATTTATAGTTTCTTTTTGGTAAAATTATGATGATTGAACCGGACACGTTTGGTGTGTTTTGCTTTACTGCCCTTTTTGATGGAAGATTTAAGAATAGTTTTTTCCCTATAAAATACAAAAAACGAGTTGATATCATGAAAAAGCTGTAGAGATTTTGGAATAATGCAATCAGTGTAAATATTAACTTCAAAAAGATTATTATTAAAAAGACTTTTCCAATTATCATCTAAATGTATGTTTTTAATCTCATCCTTTTGAATCGGAACGTGGTATAAAAGTAATTTGTCAAAAATATATTTGGAACCATTTCGATTGAGTGTATGGTCTTGAATGATTTTAATAATCAAATCTTTATCAACTAAACCATTGATTTTGGTGTTGTTTGTGAATTCTTGACAATGTTTTGTTACCTTGATAATATCGTCGTGTTCATCAATATACAAAAAGAAGAAGGAAATACTATTTTGATCTTCAATATCGTGAATCTTGGATGAATCGAATAAATCTTCCATAGTGTTCCAATTTTCAATAACGGACATATATTAACTTGTAGTGATAAAAAATATAAAAAAAACAAACATAAAGATTAAACCTTAAAACAGAATGGAGGGTGTTTTCGTAACATGTAAAATACATAACATTGTTTTGAAACAGCATATCTATATAAGCATTAATACGTAGTTTGTTTAAAAAGAGAGAGACATAAAAATTATCATATTCAAAATAGAATTGAAAACAACGAACCCTTTGTTTTCAATATAACAAGAATAATCAATAAGGTATGGTTATATTATATTATATAATATTATACACCCTTAACGATATAATAAAATTGATTAACCCTTTGCGAAATATAAGAAGAAATAAACAATAAATACCTTACTACATAAATTTAAATGGTATATAAAGAATGGTGCATTCCGCGTGTTCATCGCAGTATAACAGAAGAAATAATATCAACTAAAATGGCACAAATGAATGTAGGTAAAGTAATAAATGTAAAAAATATAGTATTAAAAAATCAAAACAACTATTGTCGTTCCATTATAAAAATGGATTGTGACGCATTATCAGAGAATTATAAATATATAGAAAACTACCTGAAAGATGAAAAGTATTTCAAATTGGTGTATCAGTTCCCGGAATATTGGCGAATATTTCCTAACCTTCCTCAAAAACAAAGGTAAAATGTTTTGCAATAACAGGATGAAGGTGGGAAAAGTCCATTTTTTTATGTGTTTGGAATAAACTGAACCATGAAGAAAGACTGCTGGCGTAGCTTATTTCGCGTGAAAAAATGTCCTCAATATCTCCATATACATTGAGTGTGTTATAAAGTTCATCTTTGATTTGCGCTTTCACCTTGTATAGTGCGTTAAGTCGGGTTTGTTCTTGTTGTTCTTGTGTATCATTATTATCATCTTGTTCTTGTGTATAGTGTGATGGTTTCATAATAATATGTTTAATTTCGTGATTGACAGATCGGAATTTGAAAAGTAGTTGATTGCGATAATTATCCATTTTGCGTATGAGTGTGAATATATTAACGTGGTAAATAATAGGAAAAATATTCCGTGTTTCGCTAGGAATACTGAACTGTTGACTCTCTTTGATTTCATTGATACGGTTTTCAATCGCAATGATTTTATCATTGTATTGTTTATCCAACATTTTTTTAGACAATGACGAAGGGTGTTGGTGTTGAGACCCCTGAATGTGAGTCTTAGATTCTTGGATGGATAAATCAAAATCCATATTATTATTGAAATAAATGGAACTATGCATAAGTTTAACCGATGTTTCAAGTCGGTCATATTGTTTAGAAATCTGGAAAAAGGATTCTGACGACGTTTCGTATTTGAAATATCCCATCATTGACAAAAATAACAATATGATTGAATTCAAACCAGAGCTCACGTTATTAATCCAATATGTATCATTGAAAAAAGGTGTGAAAATAGTATTGAATGAACTAATAATAATGGTGGGAATCATAAGACAGTTCATTTTATGTTTAGAGACGGAACTACAATTGGCGAATAAATGTTTTTGTCCTTTAATAAATGTGAGTAAAATATCCAATTTATTGCTCTGGGATTTGTCATAATAATAAAATTTATTGAAGTGTTTTTCGGCATTTTTATCTATATGTTCGTCTTCGCTACTGTTGTGTCCTTCGAGCATGCTTTTTTCGTCATCACTTAATGATGTTGGACTGTAATTCAAATGTTCTCTATCCAATAACGTCATATTTCCATCATTCGCAACACTTTGTATTGAAATATAGGTATCTTCCATATATCAATTATTATATGAGAATATAAAAAATAATGATATTATTAATACTTGTATTAGATATAAATGTTTATGTAGGTTCCCAACAAATAAAATTGAAAGATGAGAGAACCTTGTTACAAATAATAAACCAAGTATCAAGAATAGCAATGACCGAAGAAACAAGACACGATGAAAATGTAAAAATACATAAAAAATCGGGATACAATAAAACATTGCGTCAATACAAGAAATTACAAACACATTATTTATTAACCTCGCGTTTCAGTAATAGCACGTGGAATGAAAATATAAATTACAGAGGAAATAACGAAGAATTCAAATGTGTATATTGTTCTCCATATAATGTAAGTCAAAGTATCAAACCAAACGCAATAATGTTTGTATTGGAAATGAATAATGATACAAATAAGATATTAGGAATAGGGATGGTTCGCAACAAAGTAAAACGTCCATATAAATACAGCGTATATCAGAGTATGAAATACAACAGATTCAATTATATTGGAAGCTATCGGATAGATAGGGGGGAATGTAATGTAGAAGAAATGGTTTTATTCAAATATTTTGATAATGTGTGTTTCCGTGGAAATAAACATATGAAGCGGGGTCAAGGATTAACACTATTTCCAATGTCAACATTATATGAATGGAAAGAGAATTTGAATTTGGTGGATTATATCCGCTCAATGTTTAAAAAACGAATAACATAAATATATCCAAACAATAATTTATGGATAAATAAGATAAAACAAAAACTAATAATATATTAGTAAATGATTTACGAAGATATCAGCAATTATACTGACGAAGAGTTATATGAAATATTGGATTTAGATAGCCCATCAGATGGTGAATTAGAAGCAAGAATTATCCAGAAAATCAATGTTTATAAAGATGGGAATACAGAGGATGATAAACTACTTGCATCTTTTTTCTCGTCAATATACGACCATTTTTTTGAACCAGAAAATGTAATGAGTGATGTAGTCGATGAGGAAGAATATGATGATGAAGAATATACTGGTAAAATAAGTGAGATAGAAATGCCAGATATAGACAAAAAAGCAAGTGACGAAGGTGACAAACAGGAGATTGTTGCGGAACAGAAAAATATCGAATTATCAAAACCTGTAACCGTAGCAAGTGGGACATTAAATCCTGTATTACAACAAACAGTAAAGCGAATAATGAGTATAGATAGTCAATACCGTGATGATAATTATAAACTTTCCACAAATTTCACATTCAATTTATCAGAACCATTAAGAGATGTATTGGCATTGCGTTTATATTCAATCTCCATACCTTATACGTGGTATACTGTAAATAAAAATTTTGGAAGCAATTTCATTTGGCTGAAAGGGAATGTGCCTGGTATAAACAGTGGGGATTATGACTACAAGTTTGAAATTAATGCGGGTAATTATACACAATCAAATTTGGTAAATGCGATAAATGATACAATAAATACAATCAAACAAGAGAACCCAGATATAAGTTTTAGTTCTACGCAATTAACATATGACGAAAATAGTTCCAAGGCAACATTTGAAATAAACATTGAAAAAAACTACAATGAATTGAGTTATTATGTATATTTTCCTGTATGGACGTCACCCAATGATCCAACACCAAATGATCCAATAAATCCAGGACAGCGTTTCAAATCTATTCCTGGTTTCTTGGGATTTAATTTTGATACATATTATATTAATAGTATAACATCTACGCGTTTTATTCCAATAAATGACGATATACCACGATTTGATGTAGTCGATGGTGTAAACAATATGTTTAATATTATCGTATATGAAGGTCCCGATGAATATGAAACCAATGTTTCCTCAATAGAATACACCATTACTGTTACCCTGAATTTGGAAAATGGTAATGCTACATATACTCGTAATCAATTATTTGTCGCTATAAATAATGCGTTAACTGATAATAATAACTTAACCAGTGAATCGAGTTTTTATAAAACAACTATAAATAATCCTGATGTAATAGACAATGGTAAATCGTTTTTCACATTAAGTATTTATATGAATCGTAATAATGTATTTTTGACCCCCAAATCAAAAGTATATATTGAATTTCCAGATGAAAGTGCAATCGCCAACGATACAAAGCATATATGGACGGGTCTCTCATCATGCTTCCGTATTGCATCACGCAGTTACGAATTGAACGATATTACCGGAGAAACGCCTATCATCAAACAAGAAGACGAAGAAATAGTAGTAGACCGTAATTTATATATCGAAATAAAATGTGTGAATCCATATGGGTATGGTAGTTCAATAAACAATACTTATGATAATAGTATGAATGATTATGTAATAAATGTTCCAATCTCCGATCAAATCGGATATACACTGGGCGAATTTGTAAACGCATTTAATCTTGGATTAATAGATACAATAGATAATAGTGTAACAACAAATAATCCGAATGGTGAAATAAATCGTCAAAATTCAAAGTTCTCATTATTGGATGGTTCAAAAGTAAAATTTCAAATGGATATATTAAAAATATTTAATAATAATGATTATCACGGGGATATTAGCAACACAACATACGGACAATCTTTTTTGTCAAAAACACTTAATATAGCAAAAGGTTCGGTGACAGATGAATATATTGACGGTTCATTCGTCAATTTGGGTGAAACAAATACATTTACAGCTCAATTCCCAACAAATACGTCATATACTATTGATACCAGTTTTGTATTGGCGTTATATCCCACAAGTAACGGTAATAATAAAGCGGACCCGTATATAGTAAATATTGAATTACCCATTGTATTGTCTCAAGATGTATCTTATCATAGCTTCCCAATTACAATAAACAATGCGATTGATGAAATACCAGCAATTTTTAACAAATTATTTACAGAATTTGAAGATGATGATGGAGACGAAGTATTATCAAATTGTAGTTTAACGGTGTTTGATACTGGTGGTACCGGAAACCAAGGATTATTGACTGCGGAGTTAACAGTAAATGTTGAAAAATATTTGGATGAAACAGATTTTTCCATTCAGTTTTTTGACCCATCACTTTCCCAAGGACAAATAGACATAAGTGACACGTATTATGTATCCGATTTAGAATTCAATCCGGAATATGTATATGATCCCAATATCGGAAATCCTGCAATTAATTTATCTAGTATATATCAACAAGATATTGAGTATAGTATTGACACATTGAGTTTAATACCCATTACGGTAAATCAAATAACATTAGATGAAACAAATAATACATTTAAATTAATACCTCACGAATCGGGTGTGACGTCAAGTAATGATGAAAATGACATAACCATTACTATTCCTCCAGATACATATAATCGTACAGAATTGATTATTGAAATGAACGACCAACTTAGCAGAAATATCCAAACACAAAATGCGTATTTTAATATTATACAGGATTCAACACAGAATAAGGAATATATTCGCTTTCACACCAATATTCTGAAACAATATACAGCTGAAGATTTTAAATTGGAATTTTACAGCGAAGAAACATTCACAAGTTGTTATGCGTCAGTATCAAGTGTCCGCAGTACATCATTTGATGCAACACTTGGATGGTTACTGGGGTTCAGAAATCGCACCATATATGAATTAAATGATACAACTATCCAAAATTCAGCGAATACTAATCATGTAATTACAATTGAAGGTGATTCTACAGTATCGGTAGAATTATACGATAAACTGTTTTTAGTCATTGACGATTATAACCAAAATCGCTTGAATGATGGGTTGATTACAAACGTCCCAACACAAGAGATTTCTACATTGCCGTCGTATGCATTGAGAAATAGCATATTGTGTGACCCCGGTTCCCAAACATCACGGGTAAGTGCGAATGAAGAAGTGAATTTTAACCGATTAACAGAAAGACAACTATATTCTATCGATGTAATTAACAATACACAAGCAAATAGTTATAGTAAGATAACAAATCGTAAATTAAACCCGTATTCAAAAGATACATTTGCGGTAATACCAATCAAAGTAAGTTCTTTACAAAATGGAGATTTGTATACGGAGTTTGGTGGTACATTACAGAATCAGGAACGCATATACTTCGGGCCGGTGAATATCAAGCGCATGACCGTGAAATTGATGACGGACCGAGGTGACCCCGTGGATTTGAATAATGCTGATTGGAATTTTTCATTGATTGCGGAGCAATTGTATCAAAACCAGACCCAATAAGTTTGGAACCCATTGATATTTATATCACTATTTAATATAAATATCTATATACCACATTTATAGTCGATTATCCATAGACTAAATCATAGTATAGTACCAATACAAATAATAGATAAAAGATGAAAATATATTATGACATTGTTGGATTCTGGGCTCCTGCAATATTAGTAATAATGGTTCTCATACAAACATACGAAACGCCACAACAATTTTGGTATTTTTTAGCAACAATATTATTGAATTTGGGAATCAACAAACTATTGAAGCATTGGATCAAGGAACCGCGACCGTGTCACACAAAACAGTTGTATGATTTTGAGGACTATGAGAATTATGATAATTATGGAATGCCGTCGGGCCACGCGCAAGTTGCCTCGTATACAAGCGCATACTATTTCTTTTTGACAAATGATGTATATTGGCTCATTGGGAGTGTGGGATTAACCATTCTAACAATGATACAGCGTTGGAAATACAACGCCCATAGTATAGAACAGTTGGTTCTGGGTTCTCTTATAGGTATTGTATTTGCGTATGTGTTTTATTATGGCTATAAATTTTATTTACAGCAAAAATATCAAACATCAACAATGGAATAAAATATATTCCAACTATATAATATATAGCCCCCGTGCCAAATAGAATGTCGCAAGGAGATTATTTAAAACATAAAATAAGTAGCCACGTATTGAAAGAACAAGCGCAGTTACCCTCCATATTGGGAAGTAAACAGTATAGCGAATACAAGCGTTATCAGTTGGCAAATAGCATACCCAATACAAAGAACACATATAGTATGTTGTTACCGTCAACAAAACAGAATATATATGGAATGGAAAAACGCGTCTCTGGGTGTGCCGAGTTTAAATTGTGTGAAGATACCCAATCCCGCCCAAACCGTGTTCCGCACACACTTGGTACAAATCCCGATGGAAGCGTGCGTTGTTTCTTGAAACCCGAGTATGTGAAACAACCGTCCAATGCCAAAACCGCGTGTGAGTGTGCGTTATATAGGACAACAAGCAACCCTTGTGGTTGTGCTACATCACATTAGATGCCGAAAATAGACATCATAATGATTGATGGACCCCCCCCCCTGAATAATATATAGATTTTGATTTACATATTATTTTATTTTTTCATATGTGATTATGCGTTTTCAATGGCACTTAATCGCGAAAGCACATTTGACAATTGGGTTTGTAAAGAAGACACGTCGGACTGCAGAGAGGATACATTGGATTCCAATTCGGCAATGCGTACCTTATCCGCTTGTTGCTGGCGATCTATTTCCTGGGTGGCTGCTGCAGCCACCGTCCATATTGCGTTTTTATCTAATGCTTTAAAATTATTTACATTCTGTCCGTATACAAATATTTGATACTTATTTGCAGAACTGTCATATACACAATCTTCAGTTCTCAATGGTATCTTTAATGTTAATGTAGTTTCATTTATTATA